TTCAGGATGTTGACGAAGTCGTCGGGGCCGTGGAAGCCGAGTGCAAACCGGACGATGGTGTCGCGGTTGTAGCCCGACGGCCGGATGCCGCGCGCCGCCATCACGTCTTCGGCGAGCCGGAGCACCGGCATCGCGCGCCGCGAGCGGCCGCGCTCCGAGGTCTCCTTCCAGTCGGGCGACTTCTCGTTCACGAAGCCGAGGCGCAGCATGAGCGCCGCCTCAGCGCCGGCGAGCACCTTCTCGCCCTCCTCCTCCGTGATGCGCACCGACGAGCTCGCGGGGCCATGCGCATTCGTGCGCGCGGCGAGCTGTTCCGTGTAGACCTCGCGCGCGCGGTCGATCGTCGCGTTCTCGTCGCGCTCGAGCGTCTCGATGGTCGCGAGATCGATGCCGAGCCGCGTGCCAAGGCTGCGGATCGAGGAGATTCGATCGCGCTCCTGGCGTCGCGCAGTCGCGAGCTGATCCGCCGACAGCGTCGCGCTCGCGACGGCGGCCGGAGCCTGCGGCGGCGTCGCCGCCGGTGCGACGACGGAGCCGGGATTCGGCGCAGTCGCGAGCGTCGCGCTCGCCGCCGCGGGCGGGTCGCCGGCGGCAGCGGCCGCGGCTTCACCATTGACCAGAGCGGATGCAAGGGTCCCGGCCTTGAGCGACATTCCATTGCTCCTCGACTGTGCGGCGTCCCCTGCCGCATTGGACGATCGGAATCCTAGCACAATGCAAGGGCCACTGTCGACATTGGCCGACAACTGTTGAGCGCGCGCGTCCTTCTGGATCGCGGCGAAGCTGATCTCGTTGGGCTCCCAGCGATTGCTGACGTAGACCGGGTAGCCGTCGACCTCCTCGCCGGTGAAGACGAGCGAGCGCATCCAGACGCCGAAGCTCACCCCCTTCAGGATCCGGCTGCGGATGTCGTGGATGACCCCCTGCGCCTCCGGCTCGGGTCGGTCGGAGAAGCGGATCTCCGCGGTCGCCTTGCGGTTCGGTGCGGTGCCCTCGATCTGCCACTTCTCCGTCACGCCGAGCAGGGGATTCTCGAGGCCCGAGCCGATGCCGTGCTCGTGAAGGACGGGGAGCCCGGCGTTCAGGCGGTCGTCGACGATCGCGCCCGGCTCGAAGGACAGCCGGACGAAGACCTCCCCCTGCTCGGGCATCCAGATCGGGATCAGGAAGCCCTCGGCGGCCCAGATCACCGAGACGTTGCCGTCCGCCGCGGCGCCCGCCGCATCGGCGAGGCGCGCCGTGATGCTGACGCGCGGCAGTTGGACTGTGCGCTCCGGAAGGCTCGCGAGCTCGGCGACCGCCGCGGCGCTCAGCTTCGTGCTCATCGTCTACCCCTTCTGCTTCTTCGCGCCCGGCTTCGCCGCCGACGGTGGCGGAGCGGCCCCTGATTCGTCGAACGTCCCCGCCTCGATCGGCGCCGTGCCCGGCCGGGTCGAGTGCCGCGGATCGGTGTCGAGGATGAGCCCGAGGTCGTCGAGCTTCTTCTGCTGCGCCGCGAGCCGCTTGAAGTGGTCGGAGGGGTTCTTCCCCATCGCGAGCAGCTCTTCATCGATCGTCGAGAAGCCGGCGCGCACGCTGTCGACGCTCGCCTTGATCTCCTTGATCAGGTCGTTCATCGAGCGCGCCGGCGCGATCCAGTCCGGTGCGAGGAGCTCGGCCGCTTCGAACCCGCCGAGCCCCGCGAGCAGCGCGGCCTGCTCGAACCATCGCCAGATCGGGTCGAAGAGGAGCGGCTCGACGATCGTCTCCTGCTCGCGATCGACGTCGGCGTAGAACTTGAGCCACGCCATCCGCGAGCTCGCGAAGTTGACGCGGGAGAAGTCGCCGGTCAGCAGCTCGTAGGGGATGCCGATGCCGGCCGCGACCGCGAGCAGCGTCCCGACCGAGAACTCCTCGTACCCCTGGATCTGCGGCGTGTTCGGGAAGTCGATGTGCTTGCCGGGCGGCAGCTTCGTGATCGAGCCAGGAATCACGTCCTGGACCGTCGTTTCGTCGATTCCGCCGGCCTGCTCGGTCGCGGTCACGGGCTCGACGGCCGGGTCGTAGAGGAAGCCGGCGAAGGCCGCGGCGATCTTCTGGCGGAGCAGCTGCGCGTCGGCGTAGTCGCCCCAGTCCTTCAGCTTCAGGATCACCGGCGAGAGCTGCGGCAGGCCGCGGCGCTGGCCGGCGCGCCGCTCGCGGTAGAGGTGGATCACGTTCTCGGCCGGCACGCGCTTGCTCTGCTGCAGCACGATGTTCGCATCGTGCGCCTGCATCGTGTCGCCGGGATGCCGGTCGAAGAGCCAGTAGGCGACGATCTTCCCGGTCGCGTTGAGCTCGACTCCCTGGACGATCCGGCCGCCATCGGGAAGCGAGATGTCGCGCCAGTCGTCCAGGAAATCGGGCTCGAGCACGAGCAGTTGCAGCGGACAGACCCTGCGCCCGCCGACCTTCGCCGCCTTGGGGTTGATCCGGCGGACGATCAGCACCTCGCCGGATTCCTTCCAGGTCTGGACGATCTTCGCCTGCAGCCCCGCGAAGGAGTAGCGCTCCTCCCAGTCGCTGAAGGAGCCCTCGCTTGCCCAGTCGAACTTCGGCCGGAAGCCGCAGCCGACGAGCGCGGTCACGAGGCCGTCGATGCCGTTGATCGCCCATCCTTCGTTCCGGAGCAGGTCGCGGCAGCGGTTGCGGAGGATCCGGAGGTTGAGGTAGGTCTCCGCGTTCGCCGAGGTGTTCGGCGTGTTCCAGCGCATCGTGCGGTCGCCGCGGTCGGCACCATCGAACGAGAGCCGCGTCGCGAGCTGGCGGACCGCGAGCCGATCGCCGAGACGCTGGCGCGCCCATCCCGGGAACGGGACGGCGATCGCCGCATCGAGCACGTGGGAGACGCGCTCGGCGATGCCGCGCTTCGAGGTCGCCTTCACCGCACGCCCCGATCGAACCGCGTCGCCGTGATCTTGAGGCCGGACTTCCGCTCGCCGAGTTCGGCGCGCAGTTCATCGAGACGGGCCTTCAGCGCCTCGCGCGACTCGTAGCGGACCGTGCGGCCGGAGGAGTCGCGCACTTCGAGCGCACCGCTGGCGTAGGCCTCTTCGAGCGCGGTCAGCTGTGCTTGCGTGAACGCCATCGGTCGAGTCCGAGACTCCCGTAGCGCGTCTCGCGTCCCGCATTGCGCGTGACATTCGCGCTCGACTGTGGCGGAGACATTCCGGCCGCAGCCCTCGCCCAATCGCCCTCGGTCCACCGGTCGACGCCCAGGATAGCGGCCGCGGCGCGCGCATACACGCGACAGTCGAGGGCCTCATTGCGATCCTGCTTCTTCTCCCAGTGGTACGTCATGTAGCCGCGCTCGTTCTTGCGAGCGACGAGCTGCTCCGCGGTCAGCTGACGGAAGTGGTCCTGGTCGTAGCCGGCGAAGCTCGGGAAGTGGCAGTAGGTCGGAGGGAACGGCCCCTTTCCGTCCTTCGGAGGCTCGAGGCGCAGCGACGAGTAGAGCTCGCGCTTGATGATGCTCGTCCCGACCATCCAGAGCTGGACGCCGCGGCGGAGCTTGCGGCCCGAGGCGGTGACGTCGACGAGCTTCGGCGAGCCGCCGAGCAGGACCGGGAGCGATTCCATCCCCTTCGTCGCGACGACCTGGCCGAGCGTCTTGCCGCGGACGTAGGTGTAGACGCGGTTGGTCGTGTCGCCGTCGCCGGAGTCGATCGCCATCACTCGGATGCGCAGGTCGGCGCCCGAGGCGTGGCGGTATGGCCGCTGCAGCACGGCGTCGAGCTTCTTCCAGACGTCGTCGGAAGCGGGGTCGCCGGGGATGGTCTCGTAGTCGATCGACCAGCTCTCGATGCGCGGTCCCCATGCGACGATCTCGACCTCGAGGCGGTTGCGCTGTACGTCGACGCCCGCGGTGAGCACGAGCCCGCCGGCCGGCACCGTCCCGCGCGGCCATTCCTCGCGGCGCCCGAAGACGACCTCCCACGGCGGCGCATCGCCCTTCTCCTCCCACGGCTCGCCGAGGCGCAGATTGGTGAAGACGCGATAGCGCTCGAGGTCGAAGTTCTCGCCCTCGACCTTGATCGCCAGGAATTCGTGCACGATCTTCGTCCAGCTGAACGTGCCCGGCGGCGAATAGAGCGAGGAGAGCTGGAAGCTCCTGAACGAGTCGGAGAGCTCGGGCCGCTCGGCGCGCCACTCCCAGTGGTCGAGCATCCATCCCTTGTGCGATTCGTCGATCCTGCGCTCGCACTTCGCGCAGACGTAGAACGCAACGATGTCGGGGAACGACCCCTCCCATTGGACGTAGAACCGCCCGCTCTTCCGGTCGCGGAAGTTCAGGATCTGCATCTCGCCGCAATGGGGGCAGGGGACGAAGAGGCGCGAGCGGTCGCCCTCGGCGAAGAGCTTCGCGATGCGCGAGTGCCCGGTCGTGGTCGGCGTCGAGATGTAGAGGTGCTTGCGGCGGGGGAACGTCGTCGTGAAGCGCTCGGAGAGCTGCACCGGGTCGCCTTCGTTCTTCAGGGAGAAGGGGAAGCGGTCGACCTCGTCGAGCAGGAGGCGGCGGCCGGAGCGCGACGAGAGCTTGCTGCTCGAATTGGCGCCGGCGAGCATGAGCGATCCGCCGGGGTACTCCTTCAGGAGGAGCGTGTTGCCGGAGTCGCGCTCGCGCGCGGGCTTCACGCGCTCGCGCAGCGTCGGCGAACACTCGATCAGCGGCGCGATCTTGGTCTTGCTCGTGTCCTTCGCGTCGTCGACCGTCGGCATCACGAGCAGGAAGTTGCTCGGGTCGTTCACGATCGAGTAGCCGACCCAGGCATGCGCCATCAGCGTCAGCCCGAGCTGGCCGCCCTTCATGACGGCGATCTTCTCGACCGGCGAGTCGTCGGAGAGGGTCTCCAGGATCTCCGCGGCGTAGGGGGAGTTGGCGAGGCGGTAGGGGCCCGGGATCCGGGAGAGGCGTGAGTCGAGCGAGAGGTTCGCCTCGGCCCACTGGACGATCGAGAGCTGCGGCGGCGGCCGGATCCCGTCCGACCAGGCGCGCGCGACGACGTCGGCAGCGCTCGCGAACCTCATAGCGCGTCGCCATCAGGCGGTTGGCGCGAGCCGAACTTCGAAAGCGCGTCCAGCGCGTCGCGGCCGTGCACCGTGAGCCAGCAGGACTGGCACTGGAAGAAGAACCCGTGCTCGTTCCATCGCGCCGCCATGACGCCGCCGCACCCGCATCGAATCGATTCCTTGTCCGGACCCGGTGGGAGCAACCTCACGGCGCGCCTCCATCCGCGGCGGCGGCCGGCGCGGCGCGGCGCGCCTTGCGGCGGCGGGCGCGGTTGCGCGCCGGCTTCTTCGGCGGCGCGCGGCCGAGCGCGTCATCGGCCTCGACCTCGAAGATCTGGCGCAGCTCGTCCAGAAGCTGCAGGCGAACGCGCGCCGGTTTCGTCTCCGCCGCGAGGCGGTCGCAGAGTCGATCCGCCATCTCGAACGAGCGGTTGCGGAGGCGGCGGCCATGCTCGAAGGTCGCCTTCTCGACGTCCTTCGCCGGGATCATCTTGGCGCGCTCGCGCAGGTAGGTGAGCTTCTCGCGCCGCGCCTGCCACTTCATCAGCTCGAGGCGGACCTCGGCGTAGGTCGGCTCCTCTTCGCCATCCTCACGCCGCTGTTGCGACGGGTCGGTGTTCGCCGACCAGAGCTCGTCGGCCTTCGCGAAATCGATCCGGATCCTGCGGCCTTCGCCTTCGACCGCTCCCTGGAGCCGGCCGGCCGCGATCGCCTTCAGGACGGCGACGTGGGAGGTCGGCTCGAAGCCCGCATCGCCGCGTGCCGCGCGCGCCGTCCGGTGGCGCGCGTAGGCGCGCACGCCCGTCGGTTCGGCGGGCACCGCGTCACGCCCGGATCGCGGCGGGGAAGTTCGCGAAGATCGACCTGCATGCTCCGAGCGCGGCGGCGCGCGCCGGCTCCTCGTCCTCGCCGAATCCCCAGTCCGCGGCGCGGTCGAGCAGCCGCAGCAGCAGCCGCGCGTCGCCGAGCCGGTCGAGCAGCCAGACGCGCCGCCCCGACGGCACGTGCACGATCACCCAGCCCGCCCGCTCGCGCACCCCATGGCGCTTGCACTCGACCTCGCGGGTCAGCGCGAGCTTGCGGCTCTCCGAGAACGCATGCGGCACGACGGCGCGCACCGGACCGTCCTCGAAGCGCAGCGTGATCCCCTCGACCAGCCGACCTGGCTCCATCGCCCGCCCCACCGCGGACTCCGCCGGCACGAGAGGCTAACCCGCGGCGCGCTCGCCGACGCACGCTGCGCCGGCGCTGCTCGTCGCTGCGGCGCCGCGGCGCTCCGGCCAAGCGCTGAGGATCCTCGCGGCCTGGTCGCGCATGCGCTCGCCGATCGGGCCCGGCGGCGACCTCGAGGCCGATCCGGCGACGGCCGGCCCCGGCGAAGCCGAGCCGGCGACGGTCGGACTCGATCCATCGATCCGAGGGATTCCTCCTCCCTCGATCGATCGATCCTCAGAGGAGAGTCCTTCGGCGCGCACGGTGGTGCGTCCATTGGACGCACCAATGCGAGTCCGATGGACGCCGTTCGGTACGACCGTTGGACGCTCCGTGGACGGTCCATCGGACGCTCCGCGCGGCGCCTTCGCGCGGCGCTGGCGACCGCGCGCCGCCTCCGCGTCGGCGTCCTGCGCCTGCTCCTGCAGGTCGGGGAACTCGACCGTCAGCTGCTCGCCGTCGCGCGAGAGGACGATCCATGTTCTCCCGGAGAGCTCGGCGACCGCCTCCTCGGTGCCGGCGCGCGTGAGCCGCAGCGTCTCCGACCACTGCGCGAGACTCATCGTCAGCGCGGCGCCGTGCGCCTCGCCCCAGCACTCGCGCTTCGCGCCATCGACGAACGCCCGGGCTTGCAGCGAACGTGGCAGCAGCCGCGCCCGCCACGTGTCCGCGTATTCCCGGAAGTACGGCCACTTCGTCGCCATCTCCTCGCCCCTCCCTTGGACGGCGCCCGCTGCTCGCAGGCGCGCGTCAGCCCCCCTGGTCGATCCGTTCGTCCTTCCCGTCGAGCACGGCGCGCAGCCGCAGCCGCGCCCTTCGCAGCTGCAGGCGCGCGTTCTCGCGCCAGGTCCAGCTCCCGCGATTGGCCTGCTGGATGAGGTTCACGACGTCGAGCGCCGCGGCGCCCGCGAGCAACGCCTGCCGCTTCTCGTCCTCGATCGGCGGCACAGACATCGACTCGGCGCCGGCCAAGTGGCGCAGCACCTTCGCGCCGAAGCCCTCATACATGGCGTTCGACATCAGCCGGCGTCCCCACGCATCGCGGCCGGCGGATGCGCCAGGCCGCTCCCGCCGCAGACGCCGCACGCCTCATCGAATTCGAGCACGTGCACGCGCTTCACCTCGGCGCCGACGCGACGCAGCTCCGCGACGATCGAGATCCCGCTGCCGGCGCACCAGACGCAGAGCCGATCGTCGAATGGAACCCGCGGCGCGACGCGGCGATCGAATCGGGGCCGATGCTCCAGCGTCGTCATGCCGGATCTCCGGCGAGCGCGGGATCGTTCACGTAGCGCTCGATCCAGTAGAACTCGCCGTCATCACTCAGCACGAGCGCGATGTCGGCGTCCGGCGCGAAGCCGTGATCGATGGCCCACTGGTCCGGGATCCCATCGCCGTTCGAATCGGTCGGCGGCGGCGGGCCGGTCAGGATCGGCCAGGCGGCGATCGGGAAGTCCTGGTACTGCGGCAGCTCGTCCGTCGAGTTGACGAGCCAACTCGATCCGCGCTTGATGCAGGCGTTCCTCGCCTTCCAGGCAATGCGGTAGGACGTCGGGTCGCGGAACGGCTTGCTCGAGCCGCCGCTTTCGATGATCTTGGCGAAAGCCTCCGCCGCGCTCACGATCGGGACCGGTTCGCCGCCCGGATCGTCGCGCGTGAAGACGCGGTTCGACCCTTCGGGGACGGTGTGACCGCCCGGGTCGCGAACGATGGACCAGTTGTCCATGTTCGGATCGGGGAGGCTCGGATCGACGGTTCCCTGAATCCGCAGGCGAAGCGTCGTGAGCGAGTCCTTCGAGACGCTGATCCCCGTCGGACTCGGCGTGACCGAGGTATCCGGTCCGCGCTTGAAACCCGAGTTGATGACGTCGACATCGCCGACTGTGCCTTCGAGCTCCATCCCCTTCAGGCCATAGCCGACGGACCAACTGTTGATCCAGCGCATCAGTCCGGTCGTGCTGTCGAACTGCGGCCCGCGCTGGTTCGATGCGAAATTGAGCACGCGGATGTAGTCGATGTCGCCCGAGAAGTTCCCCGCGAGGATTCCCATCGCATGCGCGCCCTTTGGGTGCAGCGAATGGAACAGCGGCTCGTAAACCCAGCTGTCCTGGACCGTGATGTCGTGTGACAGGAACCAGGCGGTCAGCGTCTCATCGACGCCATACGCGAACTCGCAATGGTCGAGGATGCCGTGGTGCGCGGGCTGGCCCGACTTCCCGAAGTTGAGCGCGTCGCGATTGTCCCAACCGTCGCGCGGGATGATCTTGTCGCCGGATCGGAAGCGGCCGAAGCGGACGATGAAGTCGTGCGTCTGAATCCGGGCTTCTTCGCCGGCGTGCTGCACGCCCCCGGTCGAGGTCTGGTAGCAGATGGTGACGAAGGGATTCTCGAGCTTGAGCGGCGTCCGGAGGATGATCGTGCCGGAGACGAGATAGATGATCAGGCGGGGCCGCGGGTCCTCCCAGGCCGCTCGCTCGCTTCCTAGACCGGTGTCGTTCAGGTTCGCGACGAAGAGAATGACCGGCGGCACGGGACCGCCGAACGCGCCGCGTGTGACCGCGCCGCGCCCTTGCGCCCCTGGAAACGCCCGCATCCCCATCGCTTTCCCCTCCCCAACCGCCGGCCGCCAGGCCTACTTGCTTCCGCCGTTCCCCAATCCGAACCGGTACTTGCGATCCGTGTCGAGCACGCCGCTGCCGTAGCCCTCCGCGATCCAGCGCGCGCGCTGCAGGTTCACCCAGCGCTCCGCGGAGCGCGCCTCCTCCGTCCGGATCCGGTTGCGCTCGCGCTCCCACCAGCCGAAGGAGAGCCAGCGCAGCAGCGCGATCCACGCGGCCTTGGCGAGAATCACATCGCGGCTCCCTCGAACAGCGCCGGCTGCCGCGTCGTCGTCGGACCACCGAGAATGTTCGCGCGGACGATCGCCTGCGCGACCTGCGGGCAGACGCTGTTCCCGATGAGGCGGATCTTCGCGGCCTTCGTGCGCGCGGCCGAAAGGTCGTAGTCCTTCGCGAACGGACCGAACTGCGCGGCGAGCAGCTCATGCGGCTCGAGCATCCGCAGCCCGATGTCGGCGATCGCGAAGGAGTCGCCGCCGACGCGCACGACGTGCGGTGCCGGGATCCCATGCGCGACGAGGAACGTCTCGACGAGGGCGAAGCGCGCCTTCGTGGTCGCGGTATGCAGCGGCTCGTCGATGGCCTGGCCGGTCGCCGTGCCGTACCACTTCGCCAGGTGCGCGGCGACGAGCGAGTGGTGGTCGCGCGACGTCACGACGCCGAGCGGCACTTCCGCGGTGCGCCCGACCTCGCCGCCGTAGTGGTGCGCGAGGAAGGCGGAGACGAGTGCGCGCTTCGAGCCGCCGGCGACGACCGCACCGAGCGGCTTGTCGAGCCCTGGCACGCGCGGCGCCTGGCCGTTGCGTTCGCCGTGGCCGGTCTGGATCAGCGTCGGCGCGACGAGGAGGTTCCGATTGCCGCCCGTGATCGTCGGGACCGGATCGCTCGCTGGCTTCGGGACGTTGTTCGCCATGTTCGGCGCGAGCAGCGGCGCGACGAGGGCGAAATCCTTCGAGGCGGTCACCGTCGGCAATGGAGCGTCGAGACCGTGCGAGCCGTGCCCCCATCGCGGGCCGGTAGCTCCGGCCTCTCCATGCGCGACACGCACGACGAAGGGCTCCGCCGCTCCGAGCACGAACCGCCGGATCCCCTCCGCCACGCGCCGTAGCGTCGCCGCCGCGAGCGGCCGCTCGCGCTCGAAGATCGACCGGCATGGGATCGACCAGTCGATGCATTCTGCCGCGGTGCGCAGCGGCAGAAGCCCGGTCCCGTGCGTCGGCCGCGGCCAGACGACCGGCTTGCCGTCGCAGCGCGCGACGACGAAGAGCCTCCGGCGCCGCGTCGGCGCGCCGAAGAGGCTGGCGTCGAGCACGCGGTCCTCGACCGTGTAGCCGAGGCGCTGGAGCGCCTGGACCCATTCGTCGAAGGTCTTGCCGGCGCGGCGCTTGTCCGGCTTGCCGTCGGCCGCGAGCGGTCCCCAGGTCCGGAACTCCTGGACGTTCTCGAGTGCGATCACGCGCGGGCGAACTGCCTTCGCCCAGCGGACGACGACCCAAGCGAGCGAGCGCACGCGCGGCGACTTCGGGACGTCGCCCTTCGCGCGGCTGAAGTGGCGGCAGTCGGGGGACGCCCAGAGCAGCTCGACCGGGCGGCCGCCCGTCGCGTCGAGCGGGTCGACCTCCCAGACGTCGGTCGCGAAGTGGAGCGTGCGCGGGTGGTTCGCCTCATGCACGGCGATCGCCGTCGCATCGTGGTTCACGGCCAGGTCGACCGAGCGCTCGAGCGCGGACTCGATGCCGACGGAGGCGCCTCCGGCGCCGGCGAAGAGGTCGACGAGGAGTCCGGTCACGCTCCCGACCTCTCGCGGTAGAGGTAGCGGCCTCTCTTCTTGATCGCGCGACCGTGCTTGACGAGCACGGAGGCGACCGAAGGAGGCACCCGGATCAGGCAACTCTCAGTTTCGAGCTCGACGAGACGTGGCTCGAGGTCGAAGTACCGAATCACCTCATCAATGAGGGTCTCGAGAAGTTCGTCGCGCTCGCGCTGCAGCGCCTGAATGGAAACGGGAACGTCGTGAACCGTGTCCATTGATCAGACCGCCGCCAACTGGCGCAGCGCATAGGCGACGCCGAGGTAGCGGGAGTAGGGCTTGCTCGACTGGCCGTAGAGGTCGGACTCGAGCGCGGGCAGCGCGGCGAGCGCGTCATCGATGAAGCGCCGCGAGTCGTCGTCGATCGTGAGCCCGTGCTTCGCGCACGCGCTCTCCGCCGCGACGAATGCCGCGCACGTCATCTCGACGTCCTGCAGCTTCGGCTGCTTGCGGACGCTCCACCGCGATTCCGTGGTTGCCGAGTCGGGGTGCTCGTCGACCTCGAGCGGGTCGTCGTTCGGGCCGGGGTAGCCGGCATCGAGCGCGAGCTGGATTGCCTGCTGCGCGACGTCCTGCGTGAACTGCGTCGTCCCGAATGCCCAGGCGAGCTCGGCCTTGCCTGGCGCGCCGGCGCCGCAGAAGACGAAGGAGACGTGTTGGCGCAGCACCTCGACCAGCCGCGCCTCGACCTCGGGCCGCAGGAGCCCGGAGAGGATCGCCTTCGCCATCGCGAAGACGAGCTGCGCGTTCATCGGCGTGTACTGGCCCTGCAGCTGCGTCGCGGGCCCGCCGAGCGCCGTGCCGAGGTCGGGGAGCTTGCGCTGGTCGACGTCGCCCTGCCACGTCGCCTGGAGGACGGGATACCGGTCGCAGAGCGCGGTCGCGTAGTCGTTCAGCGCCTTCTTCGGGAGCCGGCCGGCGAAGAGCACGCGGAGGCCATCGTCGTCGCCGCGGCCGATCCCGAGCTCGGCGCCGTAGATGCTGTTCACGAGCGCGAGCGCGACGGCGCGCTCCTGGTTCGTCCAGAAGTGGGTCTCCGGCGGGTGCGCCGTGATGAACCACGACCACTTCAGCGCGAAGCAGGCGAGCCCCATCCGGAAGCCCATCAGCCCAAACATCGCCTCGTAGTCCCAGTGCGCGTGCGCCACGTCGAAGGCGTTCCAGCCGGCCGGCGTCTTCGTGTCGGAGCGCCAGGCGTTCGGCGTCCCGGGGTTCAGGTCGAGGCTCTCGCGGAAGTCCCGCGGCGGGCCGTGGCAGATCGGGCGGTTGCTCAGCTGCGCGCGCACCCAGTCCCGGAGCTTCGCGACGCCGGTCCAGACCATGGACGCGGTCGGCCCGTGCAGCGCCCACTGCGCGGCGCGCGGCGTGTAGCAGCGGTCCGGGCCACCGGTCTGGTGCACGTCTTTGTTCGGCGGCATCGAGTCGTCGACGGAGAGACCGGGCATCCGCGCCTGCTCGGGGTAGTAGGCGCGCTCCATCGCGAGCCCGGGGCTCGGCGGCGAGACCTTGCGGTCGACGGCGATCACGCGCGCGGTATGCGGCTGCATGCCGAGGTCGTCGACCTGGTTACTGCAGTTGCAGTCGATGTCGAGCCCGGTCTCCGAGCTCCGGATGCGCAGCCGCGGCTCGCCGTCGGTTCCGACCTGGTCCTCGAACTCGAGGTCGGGGAACAGTCCACTGACCTTCATCGCGGGCCCCTCCCTTCCCGGCGCTCGCGCAGCTCGAAGAAGCGGCTGTGCTCCGGGAACATGCGGACGAACTTCCTCGCGTAGAACGCAGAAAAGTGGTCGTTCACCTTGAAGCCGGTGTCGGCGGTCGTCTCGACGTTCGAGAACCACCGGATTCGGTGCAGGATCGCGTCCGCGGAGAAGCGCTCCCGGCGAGCGGCGAGAGCCTCGCGCGCGAAGCGGACGAAGAGCTCCCAGACGCGCGGGTTGTCGGCGTCGAACGCGAGGAACTCGCGCTCGAGCTTGCTGCGCGGGGCGAAGAGCGCGGGCTGGTTCATGCCGGCACCGCGACATGCGGGAACTCGCGCACCCGAAGTTCGGCCGGCCATTCGGACGGGTCGCCGCCCTTCTTCGACTGGGGGCGAGCGCACCACCCGAGATTCAAAAGCCCATAGGGTTCGGCGCCGATCTGCTTCACGAAGCAGGCGACGCCCGCCGCCTTGCACTGCGCGATCGTCGAGAGAGCCCAGGCGACGTCGAACCGTCGCGCGCCTGGGCCAGACTCGCCGCCGACAATGACCCAGTCGATTCGAGGACCTCCGTCAGCGTTCCGGCCGATGCCGTAGTCGAAGAACTCACCGCCAACGCCGAATTGCACGGGCCCGAGTGCCGGCTCGTAGCTGACGAACCGCTTGGCCGCTGGCGTCGAGAGGAGCAGCGGGATCCGTTCGTCCGCGGTCTTCTGGTCCTCGACCGAGACGCCGAACCAGACGTTTGGAAGGGGCAGCGGCCGCTTCCAGTCGTCGACTCCGCGCTCAACGCCGACTCCGGCCCGCTGCGCCGCCGAGAGCCAGGCCGCGACGGAGTCGCCTTGCTCGAAGAATCGAAACATCAGCTCAGGTCGCTTGGTGAGCACCAGAAACGTATGCCGCGGCGCCGAAGCCATCACGCCGAGGACCGCGGCGATCGCCTCGTCCGGAAGCGCCGCGTGGAACGTGTCCGACATCGAGTTGACGAAGATGCGCTTGGGCTTGCGCCACTTGAGCGGCCGATCGAGCTCCGACTCGACGAGCTCGACCTTGCCCGTCCAGCGCGGCCCGTCGCGCGTCTGCTTCACGAATCCGTGGTAGCGGCCGGCGGGGACCGGCTGCAAGCCGTTCCGGTAGTGGAGGGCTCTCGGCGGCGCGGAGAAGCGCGCGGAGAACCGTTCTGCGTAACAGTGCTGGCACCCGGCGGAGACGCGCGAGCATCCGCGCATCGGGTTCCATGTCGCATCGCACCATTCGATCGAGGTGGAGTCGCTCACGCGCGCGCCTCCTCGAGGTAGAGCCAGGGGGCAGGCGCGACCTGGCCTGCCGCGGGGTAGCGGATGGCGCCGAGCGTGGACAGCTTGCCGAGCAGGTTCCCGAAGTTCCCGCTGGTCGCGGCATAGCCAGCGGCTTCGGCGATCTCGGCGCGTGTCTGCGGTTCTCGTCCGCCCGCGAGCACGGCCTCGAGTACCTTGCGCTGCGGACCACTCAGGCGATCGAGCAACCGCCGCTGAATCTCATCTGCGCTCGTCGGCGCATACGGGTGGATCGCGCTGCTGCGGCCTTCGTCGGTGAGCGCGACCTTGCCAGGCGCCGGATAACTGATGAGCGCGGCGGCCGCGAGCTGCCCGAGGATGTTCCCGAAGTTGCCGCTCGTCGGCGCATATCCCGAGACCGCGCCCACCTGTTCGCGCGGGTAAGACCCGTCCCCGATTGCCATTTCGAGCCAGGCCAGCGCGTCGAGTACGCGCTGTTGCGGGCGCGCGAGCGCATCCGATGCCGCCGCCCGCGGCGCACGAGAAGATTGAGCGAGTCGATTTGTGGCGATAGGGACCGGGTGCGCGACGCCGTTTCGCGCTGCGGGCGGCGGTGCGATGCCCGCCGCCGCGGCCGTGGTGACGCCGATGAGCTGCGCCGACTCGCGCGCGAACTGCTCCGCGAGCGCGTTCACCGCCTTCTGGACGACCTCGAGCGCCCTCGATACCGCCGTGATTCGATCCGCGACGCCCTTCGACATCCTGGCCGCGCGCCGCCGCTCGTCGAGTCGAGCGTCACCGACGGCCTTCTCGATCGTCGCGGGATCGGGCGCCGGAGCGCCGCGCTTCGCCACCGCGAGCTCGCGCCGCGCGGCGGCGAGCTGGGCGCGCGCCTCGCTGAGATCCTTCGCCTCCTGTTCCGCCTCGCGCGGGATGTCGGCGAGCTGGCTCAGGACGCTCATCACGGCGTCTCGAGGCGCGACCGCGCGCGCGGCGCGTTCGCCCGGCCGCAGGTGCTTCGTCTCCACCGGACCGACTTCGATCCGCTCGACGCCCGCGACGCCGAATGCCGGACCGAACGCGAAGAAGTGCCCGGGCTTCAGCGCACGCAGCTGCAGGTGCTCGTTCTTGCCGACCAACCCGAGCTCATCGCCGGCGCGTCGCATGTCGATGTCGAGCTGGCAGCGTCCGACCAGCTTGTTCACGCACTCGGCCGCGGCGTCCTTGTGGAGCTTCGAGAGCCGCTGGGTCGCGAGGACCGCCGCGAAGCCCCGCTTCCTTCCACGGGTACAGAGGTCGATGACGGCGCCGGCGCTCTCCGCCTTGCCGTGCTCCGGGCAGAACACGTGCGCCTCGTCAACGACGACCAGCGCCGGGTGCCAGAGCGCGCGGTCGGCGTCGATCAGCGCCTTCAGGAACGCGCGGACGAAGGCGAAGCGCTCATGCGACTCGAGCTCGTAGAGGTCGATCACCGCGGAGACGCCGAGCTCGAGCAGGCGCTTCGCGAGGAGCGGCGCCGCGCGCGGATGCGCGGGGCAGTCCCCATCCTTGCGGCCGGCGAGCACGTAGTCGAACCGCTCGGCCAGCGTATGGAACTCGCCTTCGACGTCGAGCACGAGCTGCTGCACCTTGCCGTGCGTCTGCTCGAGGATTCGGCGGATTGCCCAGGACTTGCCGCCGCCGCTCGACGCCTGGATCAGCAGGCGCGTGTCGACGAGCCGCTCGACGTCGATCGAGACCTCGACGTCGCCCGCGCGGCCGAGGGTGGGGGGCGATGGCTTCACGGCCTCGGTCCCTGCGCGGCGAGCAGCGGCTGTCGCTTCGCCGCGCGTGCCGCGCGCGACCCATCGGCCAGGCGCTCGAGCGAGGCCGGCGGCAACCGACGGAGAAGAAGGTTCCCGCGCGCTGCCGCCATCACGACGCCGAGAGCGTCGAAGACATGCTCGGCCATCTCGTCCGGACGATCGAGCATCGTTCCGAGCTGGCCAGCGGTGACGCCGAAGCAGGCCGTCGCGCCGGCCGCGACCTGGCTCTTCGTGGCGCCGGAGCCCCAGGCCGCCACCTTCACGTCCGTCTCGGAGTACCCCTCGACCTCGAGCTTCTCCTCCTCGGCCGCGATCGCGAATGCGGCGCGCGCGAGCGCGCCGGTCGTCGCCGCGCGGCCATAGTGGGAGAAGGCGCATTCGTAGACGACCGCATCGGCGCGGCTCATCCAGGAGCGGAGCTCCCGGTAGAGCTCGATCGAAGCGAGGCGGTCCGCGACGCCGAGCTCGCCGGTCGCGCGCATCTTCTTCGGCGCCGGCGCCGCGGTCGTGATCACGGCCAGATCGACGACGCGCAGCGAAGAGTCGATGAGCACGACGCCGGTGTTCCGGAGCGCCAGGTCGCAGCCGAGCAGCAGGAAGTCGCTCATCGCGCGACCCCCCGACGCCTAGGCCGCAGTCTCTTCACGAGCTCACGGCAGGAGGCCAGAACCTTTCGCCAGCCACCAGCCTCCTTCACGGCTTGGTGACCGAAGTCGCCGATGTAGCAGCCGTCATCGTCGACTGACCGACGCGCCTCGGCAGTTCCGACGCACGAGACATGGGCGCGCTGCGTGCCGACCGCACCTTCGAACGCGACCGATTGGACGTGGTGAAGTTCGCCCTCGCCGATCACCCGTCCGCAGCCCTCGCAGCGATGCGACTTCGCGGCGCGCGCGAGCTTCTCGCTCAGGATGGTGCCGTAGCACATCAGGTTGCCTCCGCGCGAGAGCGGAGGTTGCGGATGATGAAGTCGTGCGTCTGAATCCGGATTTCTTGTTCGGCATGCTGCACGCCGAACGAACGGGAGGCGGCGGCGCCGGCAGCGCGCCCGTCGCAGGATCGCCTAGAGGTCGAGACGCTACGCGCGCCGCTCTCGACGTCAGCGCGCGCCAGCCCCAGGTCTTCACTGTCGGTCGGCGCGTTCACCGGACGCGCCGCCTCCCTTTCCTTGTTCGGAGGCCAGTTGCGCCGTTCGGGTCGCGCCGCGCCGAGCTGGTCGTACCAGGCGTCGACTCTCGCGCACGACTCGGGCGTGTCGCCGCTCTCCGGCATCGAGAACCAGCACCGCGAGCAGACCGGCACGTACGCGCCACGCGGCCCGCGCAGCACGACGACGATGTCCACGCACCGGCAGCCTGCCGCGGCGCAGCGCATGCCGGCGCTCACTTTGATGCCGCCTTCGAGTCGCCATCGGACGACGCCGACTTCGGGTCGTCGATCGTCATCGGCATCAGGAAGATCTCGCCGCCCTCGAACGAGAGCCGCAACGCCTTTGTCGGATCGACGTTCACTTCCATCTGGATGGCGACCTTGCCGTCCGTCGCCTTCTCGGCCGCGACCGCGGCCAGTCGAAGGAGCCGCGGATCGAAGAAGAGCCGCGCGGCGATAGCGGTCTCCTTGGCGGCCTGGATCTTCTCGGCCGGCGGGAACAGCGGTGGCTGCTCGATGTGGTCGACCAGGACAGAACCGCTGGAGAACCGCAGTTCGGCACCATTCGAAGGACCGGAGACGCTGCATTCCTCGTCGGGACCGAGCAGCTTCACGGCGTTGCGCAGCATCGGCGTCGAGAGGAAGCGCTCGCCCTTCTGAGCGCCGAGCTTCAGGCGCATCAGAATCTTTCCATCCGTCGCCTCGGCGACGTCGCGCAGGCGCACAACGTTCTCACCGAGCTTCTTCGCCGCCTTGTCGTTTCGCGCGATGACGCGGAGCGCGCGCGCCTGACTGGTAGTGAGCTTCACCGCCCGCGCCTCCGCTCGAGGCGCTTCACGCCGGAGAAGATGAAGGCGACGACGATCGACGCGGCGACCCAGAAGCAGACGAAGAGGAAGGCCTTCACGACAGCACCGCGAGCAGCACGAGTGCGACGATGGCGGCCGCGGCGAGCAGCTCGCGCCAGCCGTCGCACCGCCAGCAGAACCGCGTGTTGTGGTCGATGATTACGATCTCGCCGCGACGAACGACGCCGACATCACCGACACGAATCTCTCGATGCATCGAACCCCCCTTTCGAGACAACGGACGGATGCAGGGCGCGCGGACGGGCGCGTCAGGACGTGGCGAGAGCGGGAGCGGCGGCGCGGCGCGTCGCCGGCCGGCCGCGCAGCGGCGGCGGCGAGCGCTTGCACGCCTCGATCGAGGCGCCGGTGACGAGGCGCATCTTGGTCGGACCGCCCTCGTGCTCGATCAGGCGGCCGGAGCCGATCCAGTTGCGGATCGTGTTCGGCGAGACGCCGAGCTCGGCCGCCGCTTCCGGAATCGAGAAGAGGTTCCTGAGCGCGTGACCTGCAGCTGCTCCGCGACGCGCGCGCATGCTCGAACGAGCCATCGACCCACCCCCCAGTGGAGGCGGGCGCGGGGGGGGGGGTCGCGGGTGAGGAATAGA